TGTTTTTTTTACCATTAATCCTTCCTTGATGGTATATGTATCAACCGCCCACATATCTTCTAATGAATATTCAGTTGGTACTTTTGCCTTTGTTCCAGATGATTTTATGGTTTTGGTTTTGTATTCCAATTGTAGATTTCTCGTTTCAATAAAACCAACGAGTTTATTAAATATGCTATGGAATGCTAATGGAATGGAATATTTTGGATTGAGATATTCGGTTGATGTTGTTGTTAAACTGCGCCGTTTTAAAATTGACGTAATTTCGGTCTTTTTATTTGTTGTGTTAAGTGTATTTTGTAATATATATAATGAAATAGGAATGTCGGCATTTATCATTCCTTTTGATTGCGAATTATCCCACAATTTCAACCAAACAATATGTTTCTCCAACATCTCGTTATGTAGTGAATGACTTTTCTTCAACCAACTCAACGGATTAATAAATACTAAAAACCCATCTGGTTTCAACCATTCAAAGGCAGTCTCTGCCGAGCCTTGTGCGAACGATTTTTCAATAAACTTCGTCCAGATGGTTTCATTTTTTTCTCCTAATTGTTTTCCAGTATGAGAACGAATACCTCCTTTGTTGTATGGCGGATTTCCTAAAATCACATCAAAACTATTGTGTTCTAATCCCCAGACACTTACTATATCAAGTTCTAATGTATCTCCTTCGTAAAGGTTTAACTTGTACTGATTATTCATATTGAATATTTGATGACTAATAAACACATTTTTCTTATTTAATTCGCTCATATACAACATATTTTCTATGATATGTTTCTTGCGGTCTTCGTCATTTGGAATTTGAGTTTTTAATCCTTCCATCAGTTTCAAATAAACCGCTACTGGAAAATTACCCATACCAGACGCTGGGTCAAACCATTTGAAACTTGGTTCAGTAAATATACTTCTTCCGTGTTCTTTAATATAATGTTTATCTAAATTATCCAACATTTCAAATACTAAACACATAGGAGTAAATACTTCGCCATTTTCTTGCTTCTCTTTTTGCTTTGGTTTCAAACAACTATCAATTAGTTCCAACAATTCTTTTGGTTTATCTATTAAACTTTGTAAAGACATCTTAAATTGTATTGATATATTATATATACAAGAGTTCTTTCTAATATATTTTCCTACAATTGCTTCAATCAATTTTATAATATCTGGTTTATTCCACCAGATAAACGACTGGTCTTGAAATACACTCAATAATGCTGGACTGGTCTTAATCACATTTAACATTTCTAAAATATCTTTGTGTTCTGTATTCATAGTCAAAATACAAATCAACGGAATAATAAATGGTAATACATCTTTGGTAAGGGAAATATCAATATCTTTATTATCTTCTGTATCTTCTGTATCTTTATCTCCTCCATCTTGTTTTATTATTTCTTTTCCAGTTGGTAATGCTTCTTCGCTTTCTTCGTCAAACTGAACTTTTAAATTTACTTTCTCATCACCAATAGAACTGGTAAAATACTGGTTCATCATTTTTTGGTCTTTTGTATCCATATCAATAATACTTTCTTCAATCTTTTTCAACAATATTTTTAAGTTATGTATAGGGTCTGCTTTCCAAATATGTAAGAGTTTTTCAACTAATTTTGTCTTGTTCTCTTTTCCTTGAAATAAATCACTATCAATATTTATCAAATTATTTTCTACCAGATATGTTATTTTCTGCTCTACATTCAAATCTTTTTTATACACATTATAATCCAAACAAGTATTTAGAACTCTGGAAATATTCAAATCAACAACAAACCCCATTTTTTTAATTCCATTATTTATTTTATCATTATCACTATTATTGATACTTTCAGTCATACAACGATACATCATTTGGATAATCTTATCACTTGAAACAATATCATTAAACAGAAATACTACATCTACAAATGGTAATGTAATTCCCAAAGTTAATTGATTTCCTGCTAATAAAATCAACCCATCTTTTCCTTCTTCTTTTGCTTTCAATTCCCAATTTTTTATTTCTTCTTTGATGTCTTTCAATTTATACTCTTTTTTAGAATTCACAATTTTTATTTCATAATTTTTAAGGATACTATTTTTCCCCATTCTATCTTTCAAATGTTCGCTTACTTTATTAATTGTCATATTTATCCCAAAAGGTACGAACCATAATTGACTTGTAAAATCTCCATTATTCAATCGTGTTCTGCTATTCTTTTCAATAGCAATTCGTTTTATTCTTCCAAATATAGATAAATCTTTTTTAGGGTAATCTTGTTCCTTATTACTTCCAGTAATATATCTCAACATCGTATCAACTTCATTTGGAAAATTTCCACTTAAAAGTGCACCATTTGAAAATCCATACGAAGTATCTTTAATTTGTTCTTTGATTACTTCAAACCTTTTTCTATCCATCATATTTGTAAGAATATGTAAATCAGGCATTCTATCATAAATTTTTAATAATTGTTCTTTATTTTCTTTGGTTAAGAACAATAATACATCTTCTCCATGCTTATCTACTAAACCTTGAATGTCTCTTTTTTTACATAATTGTTCGTCTTCAATATCCCAATAAAACTGACAATCTGTTGGAATATTCCATTCACTTAAAGGTTTCGCATATGTTGCGGTTAAATATAATTTAATCGTTTTTGGCGATGAGTATGATTGTAAAATATTTTTAGACATTAATGTTGTTCCGTGAAAATGGTTCTCATCAAACACAATAAAATCTAAATTGAGTTGTTGTATCGCTTCAACTTTTTTTTCACATACATAATCATCTAATAATTGTTTGCTTACAATAATAATATTATTTCCTTGAAGAACCATCGTTTCAAAATCAGTTCCTTTTTTAATTTCAACAATATTTATTCCATTAAAATCTATAAATTTATGAAATAAATCATCTGTGAATTGAGATAATGTTTCTGTTGGTGCTGGTGTGATTATTAATACATTTATTGTTCCGAATTTTTTATAATATTTAATAATTAGTCCTCCAACACAATAAGTTTTTCCAGACCTTGCTTTTGCTCCTAATAACAATTCCTTTTCTCCTTCATAAATTCTTTCCATTTGTTTATATGTAATTAATTCTTGATGAAATCGTAATTCTAATGGGATTTTTTCATTACAAAATTTAGAATTTACTTCATCAATAGTAATGTCTTGTATTGTATGTTTTAGATGTTGAAAACACAATTCTAAATCTTCTAAATCTAAAATGTGGTGAATATTTTCTGTTATGTAATTGTTTGTTGCTTGACTTGAATTAATAATATCCAATACTTTTTGTTTATTATTTACGGCAAGATAAATATCACAATCTTTATATTTATGCGAGTGTTGTTTTACAATTGCTAAAATTTTCTCAACATCATAATCATCAATAGATTTCTTACTATCATCTAAATAAAACTTGGAAGACATAAAAATCCATTTACCATTATTTTTATTTTGTAAAGTAATATCGCTTGAACCTCCTTTTCCTTTGCTAAATACAGATATACATCGTAAATAAATTTCTAAATTAACCACTTTTTTTAATTTACAAGTATTAATATTTCCTTCATAATGGTCATAAATATCATTCGGCAAAATGGACAAAAATCCAAATTTAATGATAATATCCCATACCTTTTCAAATATATTACCTCTTTTAGATTGTGTTTCTGCCTTTGTTTTTCCATTTACAGATTGTAAAAGTTCTGCAAAAGTAGAACCTTCTTTAATTTTTTCGAATAATTCAATTCCATTCATTTTTGACAAGTTATATTTTAGTAAAGTATGTTATCTTTATTATTTTAAAAAAGTAATTCAATTTTTTATTTAAATAAAAATATATTTGATGATTATTAGGTTTAATCCAGATAAATATAATAATACTAAAAATATCTCCGTTAATCCTATGATTTATATGCGTTTGCCTATTTTAAAAGAAGAAATAGAAAAACAAATTGAAAGAATTAAAAAAGAGGAAAATACGAAATTATTAGAAATAATCAAATTATATTATGATGGTTATAATTGATTTAAAATTAAATAACTATATATATTAATTATATGGCAGGAGGATTAATGAATTTGGTCTCAGAGGGCCAACAAAATATAATATTAAACGGTAATCCTAGCAAGACCTTTTACAAGGCAGTTTATCAAAAGTATACAAACTTTGGTCTCCAGAAATTTCGTCTTGATTTTGAAGGAGCTAAAACGCTAAGATTAAATGAAGAATCTACGTTTACATTTAAAGTGAAACGCTATGCTGATTTGCTTATGGACTGTTATTTAAGCGTAGAGCTTCCGAACATATGGTCTCCTATAATGCCGCCCCAAGAAATAACAAACCCAGATGGTACCCCAGGATACACTCCTTGGGTTGGATATGATTTTAAATGGATTGACAATATTGGAGCACAAATGGTAAGCCAAATATTAATCACTTGTGGTAATCAAACACTCCAACAATACTCGGGGCAATATCTTTTATCGTCAGTCCAGAGAGACTTTAGCACAGATAAGAAAGCTTTATTCGACCAAATGTCTGGAAATGTACCAGAGCTTAATGACCCAGCAAATGCGGGAACTCGTGTAAACGCATATCCAAATGCTTATTATACAACCAACCCAGCCGGAGCTGAACCCTCAATACGTGGCAGAATAATTTATATACCATTAAATTCGTGGTTTGGATTAAAAACTCAACAAGCGTTTCCTTTAGTGGCCTTACAATATAATGAATTACAAATAACAGTTACCTTTAGACCAATCAATGAATTATTCAGAATTCGTGACGTATTTGATTACACAAATAATTTCCCATATATACAGCCCAATTTTAATCAATATTACCAACAATTTTATCGTTTTCTTCAACCTCCACCTGATATTGAGTTAGGTCCTACATCATATGTTGATACAAGAACTATTTGGAACTCTGATATAAATTTAAATTGTACCTATGCTTTTCTCTCTAATGATGAAGTAAAGTTGTTTGCTAAAAACAGTCAAAATTACTTATTCAAACAAGTTCATGAGAATATTTTCTATAATGTAACAGGAGCAAACAAGATTCAACTAGAATCATTAGGTTTAGTCTCAAGTTGGATGTGGTATTTACAGCGAAGTGATGCTAATTTAAGAAATGAATGGTCTAACTACACAAATTGGCCTTATAATTATATACCAAATGATTTACAATTGGCTCCTACGGCAGGCAGTTATACAAATCCTAATCCGCCACCTGGCACATTTGGTCCAGGATTAAATCCGGATGGAACTTTAAGTGGTCTAATGATTACAGGAGACTATAGTATGCAGAATATTAAACCTATTTTAGTTGGTCTTGGAATCCTTTTGGACGGCCAATATAGAGAGAACATTCAGCCAGCAGGTGTTTATAATTTTATTGAAAAATACACAAGAACGCCAGGAAATGCTCCCGAAGGATTATATTGTTATAATTTTTGTTTGGATACATCACCTTATAATTTACAGCCATCAGGTGCGATAAATATGAATCGTTTTAATCAGATAGAGTTTGAGTTTACCACAGTTATTCCACAGTTGGATCCTTTGGCCCAAGTTTTAACAATTTGTGACCCTGATACAGGTGATATTATTGGTATTAATAAACCAACATTTAGAATTTACGATTATAATTATAATTTTGTACTTTTTGAAGAAAGAATAAATATTGTCACATTTATTGGTGGTAACGCTGGATTAATGTATGCTACTTAGTTAATAAAAAATAAGTTTAAAAATATTTAATAGTTAATATTTAATTCTATTTTTATAATAACACGGTTTACAAAATATATTATTTTTATATTTTTCATCTACATCAAAATCATCATTACAAAAAGAACATTTTTTTATAATATTTTTTTTATGATATTTTTTTTTACAACAAGCATTACAATAAGTTCGCCATTTATTTTCTTCATTTACATCAAATTTATAATCGCAATGTATGCAATTTTTTGTTGTTATTTT